CCGGAAATAAATATAGGCGGGGGGGGGAGGGAAAGAGACACGAGACAACGCAGGGAAAATATCCGTACGAGACGACGCGAAACGGAAAAACAACTACGAATGGAAAAACAAAAAGCAACAGCAAACTTAGAGGACCAAAAATTAAATAAACGGTTAGCTGAAATAAAAAGAATGAAAGTGGGAGATTTGAGTGATATTAAAAAAGAGATAGCTAAAGGTCGAGGAGGTTTATTTAGAAAAAGCAATATATCGAATGAAGAATTGCTTGCATTGCAAGCAAGAGCTCGTGAACTCGAGATTGCTAAAGAGAGTGCACAGTTAACTAAAGATAGTAGATTGCGAAAACAAAGAGAACGCGAGGCCGCAACAAAGATCGCGAAAATGCAGAGGGCGAGGAAGGCTGAACGGAATGATATAACATTGGTAAAAGGGCCGCCGAAGCCCCCCCCAAATGTGATCGATTTAAGCGACGAAAGCGAATTCACATCCGAAGATCAGGCAATGCTTGACGAATTATCACGGGAAATGGAGGATGGAGCTAAACTCACAACCTCGGAACAACAGGAGTTAGAACAGTTTTTACGGGATAATACCGGATTCAAGGAGCAACTCCGAAAACAAAAAAGATCTCTAGCCGGGGGAGCCGCCGTCAAACGTCAGGCCCTGGCCAAAAAAGAGGCCAAAAAAGAACGAGGAAGAGGACAATCGATTTAAAAGACAAATGAAGCAATCCGTTTAGCTAACACAGGTCCTATGCGTCGTTCCTTTTCGCCAGCACCCTTGTATTTAATATCGACTAACAAATTTTCTCTAGCGTTTGTATCTTCGCATGCGTCGAACGCATCAATAAGTTCGCGCAACGTTGAATATTGCTCAACAATTGCTTCTGCTATAACATGACTTACACGAGGAATAATTGTCAAATATTTAGTATAACAGACTTTAGGTGTTATGTTATCTGATTTTTTAATTTTAATATAATTACTATAATTTTGTACGGGATGGGTTCCATCACTAACACAAGTCGACGTTAACATCAACGAATTATCGTTTAATTTCTCGTGTAAACGAATTAGAAATATACCTGTTTCGTTTAAGTTGTAAGTTCTGTAAATATTCAAATCGTCCCTGAACATTATATTAATCATACTTCCTAATAATGAGTTATTATTAACTCTGGAACTCATAACTGGTATTTTCCCTTCTATTATATATGTTATGTATTCGGTATTTATACTGTCATTGTTCATCATCCTTGCTTTTTGTTCTCTCAACCGCCCATCGCATATAGAAGACTTCAAATCAGAAATGGTTTTTCTTTCGATGTGAATATTTGTATTATTATCTTTATTTTCAAAAATGATATCGGCTATATCCAATTGCTTTACTGTAAATTTTACTTCCGCTTTAGTTAGATAATCTATTAAGTCGCGTTCACGCGTGTCAACAATCATATTGTACATTTTACATATATTTAATATGATTGTTAAATAATTTCGTTTTCGAGTTGTTTTATTAACGAAGCTAAAGAAAAGATAGTTGTTTTATTAACGAAGCTAAAGAAAAGATGGCATTATCTTTACCTTCATCTAAACTAGATAATATAGTAGATGGTAATAAGTGAGGTGTATTGGATATGTTTATGATATGATTTATATGTTCATCGATCCACGTATCATACTTACGTTCGTAAATATCCACTATTTTTTTACGCCATTTTTTATTTATCTTTTTTAATTGTTTGCTGTGTTTTTCAAAAATCGTTTGTATTATCTGAACCTCTTGTTTATTATTATCATATTCAAACGCTTCGCATTCAGCACATCCCTCTGGGGTATTTTTTTTATACAGCCAATAAATAAAAAATACCAATGAAAGAAGCGTAGAGATAATACCTATCCATAATAAGATCCTGTTTCTTTTTTTCTGTTTATCTGTAAGCGCAGATGACCCGAACCCTCCGGCTCCGGCCGCAGCTAAAATAGGTGCAACGCATATAGCACATACCATTATATCTTTTATATTATTAAATATAAAAGCTTTTATATTTAATAATATAAAAGATTAAGATGTTAATATAAAATGTGCAGACCACCTTCTATTTCTACATATATTGAGATGGAAAAGAATGAAGATATAACAGAAAATATTAATATAAATAATGTTTTAGGCGATTTTTTTAGTCGATTATCAGAATGTATATATAATGAGGAAGTGAACAGTGATCAATTAAACATCGCTAGACGAATGTTTTTTGCCTATCTATTAGACAATACATTAAAAGAGGGTATAATATATGATTCAAAAGAATACGAAGAATTTTTACTCACAGGATGGTTTATGCATATGATGTCTAAATGTCATTGATATCTATTTCGTTTTCATTGTCAGAAATATCGTTCGTGAAGATAATACCGTCGTCAAATTCAGTTTCTTCCGATAAGATGAATGACTGAGTGATTTCATTGTATTGCACCAATTTTGCCACTTCAGAATCATTATATTTATATAAAACGTCGACCTTATCTTGTTGAAAATCTCTAAAACTAACGATAATAATATTACCCACATTTATCCAAACCTTTTTTCTTTTAAGTCCTCCTCCGATTTTAGCCAATTTCACACTACCGTCTAACAATTTAACTTGACATCTTTTGTCCCCCAGTAGTTTTTCTACTTTCGCATACTCTTGCATGTCTTCCTTGAAAATAAGCTCTCGTTCTTTTTTGTCTTCGTTATTAGGTTTGCGTTTATTCTTAGATGATTTTTTACCAGGCATATTTAATATTGTATTTTTAAAACAATATTAAATAACAAAAACGTTTTTATACATACAGATTATCTAAAGATGTTGTTTTACGGTGAAATATCGAATTAAATTTTTCTTTTTCATTTGTTGCTGCCATTTGATTGCGTTGATTCTGCATCGACGCAACGGTGTCATTTATTTCTTTTTGTTTTTTTTCAATAGCGGTCAATGCCTTAGGAGGTTGATGTTGGGGTGGTGGAGGTTGGTAATTAGGTTGCTGTTGGGGTGGTGGAGGTTGGTAATTAGGTTGCTGTTGAGGTGGCGGAGGTTGGTAATTAGATTGATGTTGAGGTGGTGGAGGTTGGTAATTAGGTTGATGTTGGGGTGGTGGAGGTTGGTAATTAGGTTGATGTTGGGGTGGTGGAGGTTGGTAGTTCTCGCGTTGCTGTTGAGGTGGTGGAGGTTGGTAATTAGGTTGCTGTTGAGGTGGTGGAGGTTGGTAATTAGATTGATGTTGAGGTGGTGGAGGTTGGTAATTAGATTGATGTTGAGGTGGTGGAGGTTGGTAATTAGATTGATGTTGAGGTGGTGGAGGTTGGTAGTTCTCGCGTTGCTGTTGGGGTGGTGGAGGTTGGTAATTAGGTTGCTGTGGCGAAGACTGTTCGAATTTACTCGTTAACAGTTTGAAACAACTGGGTATACCATCGACTTTGGTGATAATTTTATTTGTATTTATATCAATTTCCATTATACATGGCACCTGCGTAACGTTATCAGAAACTACTTCTGCTATTTGAGCCGCGCTCATATCGAGTGTTATCATACTATTTTCTGGTACGATGAGATTTTGATCTATATATGTAATTAGTTTAACGCAATCTGCGCATTGCGTTGTGTAAAAAAGCAATAACATTATTTGATTTTATTTAATATTTTTTTAAATATTAAATAATTTTGTTGAACAAATTTATAAATCAAGCACCGTATTGCTGCACAAATACAGGCAGACTCGCCCACCCCTGCTCATTTCTGGGAACTCTGGCTTCATGCCACGTTCTTCCGCCATCTGTAGTGTAGAACCAAACGGGGAAATATTTCGGTTGGGGACCCGACCAGGTCTCCAACTCAGCTGATTCAAGTGTGATGATTTCTACATCAGGGTCATTTCGGTGCTTATTGCAAAAGTCCTTCCAATCAGGCATGACGTTCCTGCAATGTCCACAATGATTAGAATGTAAAAAGGCTAATTTGTTCATCTTACCACCACCATGACGCCCAAATTTTTCTTTGCGGCGAACATTCATAAACGATTCCACAGCAACATTATCTGACGTGGAATCATCTAGTGTTTCAAGTCGAGCCCTAATTGAACTCGTCATTGCGCCTACCGCTTGTGGATCTGTCACAGGTGAATGTTTAACATCACCCATCGATCGTGTATCCCAGCCAAATGGGTTCCGTCCTGTCCTTTCAATTTGTTCGCTTCCATCATCACGCGTCACACGCGTCCACATCATGTTAAATTCAGTTGGTATGTTTTCGGCGCTTCCAGTAAACAACCACAGCAAAGAATTTAATTCAAGTCTATAAGCTTCGGAATTGTATCGACCTGTATTCCAGGTCGTACCCAATTGTTCTAGCTTGGACACGAACTCCATTAACCGTGCTTGCAATTTCACCCTATCGCTGTTTACACCCTGATTGACGCCACAATTTATGTTCTTACCAGCGGCATCTCGTGTACAGTTGGCAGCGGGAGGCTGATCTTGACCTAAGCTTTGACACAAATTGTAAATATTTATGTCTTTACTGCATGGTCTTGGAAGATACATGCAAGCCGACCTTGCATTATCAGTTATTACTTCTCGTTGTATTGGGATTGTAGAACTATACCTTGCGCACCAATCCTTGTCGGACAAATGGCTTGGCAACGTCCATGGGTGACCAACAAATTTGTGGGGCGCTGGCGGGAGATCGACCCTCCCTTCCTCAGAACCGCCGGGGCGTCCGAAGAGACCAGGGTACGATGTACCTAAAGCAACAAGTTCATTTTGTATATCAGAACTGATTTTATCTAATGCAGAGTCTACTGTGTTTAACGAATCCATTGCCTTGGCTCCCAAGTTAATTTGAATAGAAGACAATGACTTGAATGCAGGTTTAAAATTATTTTTGATGTCTTCGTAGAATTCGTTGGAATTTACCATTCCGATTAAAATAGATAATTTGGATGCTACATCATCTAAATCAACGGTTGCACCTGCCACATCACCCACAATGGTATTAACCATTGACTTTATGTTGTTAGATATGTTGACGTTTTGTTGTATTGCGGCATTCCAATCTTGATTTAAGTCACTCTTAATACCTGCTATTATAGCGTTTCTAGTAGCAAATTTTTCTTTGCGGCGAAGAAAGTTTAATTTTGCACGCAACTGTTTAAATTTTTCAATATTTGATTTATTGACAGAGTTTATACGAGATGTAAAATTTTCTTTTAACTTATCATTCATATTGCGACTTTCAAGTATATCACGTTTCATTTTCGCATTTGCACGAGACAATTGTTTCAAATTATCCATAATTTGGTTCTTTTCATCACGATTTTTCTGAACAGTTTTTTTCAGAATATTGAAATGCTCTTGTTGTTTCGCTTTATTTTTATCGGAAATTTCCTTCATCTGTTGCGAAGTGAAACCTTCGTTGCACGAGGAAGGTTTCCAAGGTGTCCAGCATTTTTCGATAAGACCATATGCTACGTAACCTATTACCAACAATAATATCAGACCTCCGATAACTTTTCCCATTGAATTGCTTTTTGCCATAATGTTCTTTCTTTATATTTAGATAATAAGATTTTTTTTTATTAATTATTTTTTAAATTTATTTTTAAGTCTACCATACCAGACCCAGTTTTACATCTTTTACCACACATTATAGATGCAGACACGCCCTTCGTGGGATCACATTCTCCTTTCATACATGCATTCAGAAAATTATCAAGCGATTCTTCGAAAGATGCTTTGCCTAATACACCGGAATTATCTTGTTTTAATGTATACCTTGAAATAGATTGTATAGTACCATCATACAACATCCGATCGACTAATAATTTAACATGTGATATGTTTATACCTTCCATTATACTAATAAATTCTTTTATCATCGTTTTCCTACACGCTTCAACACCCAGTACTACATAAATATCCCATATATTATTAGAAATTGTTTTATATTTATCAATCCATGGTAACGATAATATATTCTTATAAGTGTTAGGGTGTTCTGTAGTTGAATTAGTTTCAATTTTCCAAATGTCGTTATCTCTTGTGTAAAATATTTCAGATACACCTTCTATTCCACAAATATGAACGGCGTTTAATTCGGGTATTATACATTCCTCTACGTATGTTTTAATATCTAACGATACCTCTGTGTTAAGATGCGAAATATCAGTGAAAATATCTACAATACCTAATTCTATAGGAGAAAATATGCACGTTAATTCTGGTAATTTAGCATTTATTTTTTCGCAAATATGATTTAGCGTTATCTTATTATAGATTACTTTTTTCATATTTATTTTCAAACGAACTATACGTGTTTTACCTGAGTATTCATCGCCATATAATAATTTATATATTTCATACCATTCATCGTCGCCTGTAATGTCTTCTAGGGTATTTATATTTTGGTATATATCACTTGTATAAAGACATGTAAGTTTACCACATGAACTGTTTATTATTTCTTCTAGTTCGGTATATGGCTGTTTAGTGTATAATGTATGACACACTATTTTTTGATGTTTAGTTGTATTAATTAGTTCTTGAAATCTAGGAACACCCTCTGTTATTGTTTTCTCGCTTTGACCTGCTTTGTGAAATGTATTTAACGCCGTTTGTGTGTTTTTTTCACCTATACTTTGAGCGCATAAAATACCTACACATTCACCAGGTGATATCAAACTCGAATTGTAATCACGCTGTATATTATTTTTTAATTCATCTATCATAGACGGATATATTAGTATATCTTCTAATTGAACTCTTGTATTTGATTTTATAATTTCATTTACAGTATGAGATGTTTTATACGGTTGAAGTTTGGACGGTTTTAAAAAATCCAATATAAATTCTATTTCCGATGGTGTAAGTTTTCTTTTATTATCTAACATTGTCAGTTTATTTGATTATATTTAAGTTATAATCAAACATCATTTTTATTATTTTATTAGCGTTTCTTTTATAATATCATACGAAGACATTAACTGATCGACAAAAGTATAATAAGTATTTTTCATGATTTCGCTTGAAATACCAGAGAAAATTATTTTACCGCTATGAAAAATCAAGAACGTATTGTATTTTTGTTTCATTTTTTTTTTCTTTGCTTCATCATCTAACGTATTCAGATATTCGTTGTACTTAACATTTTCAATATCAACTATATCGCTCTTTATATGACATGTATATTTTATTACATCAAGCGACGAAATATCTTTATCGATGGGGATTTTTACATTAACACCTGTGTATCCAAAAGACGCTTCTAATAAACAAAATAAATCGGGATTATTGGAGAATGTATTATACAATTTTTGTCTATCTATTTTAAAGCCAATATCAAAATCAATGTTTCTCATAGTTGGTATTAAGTATATGACCAGTTTTCTATCAATATCATGTATAGATGGTTCTTTGTAAGTAAACAGGTTATTTTCTCGTAATGTGTTTTTGATAAAATCAATACAATATATGGCGTGATCTATATTTTTACAACCTGTAAATTGAAAGGTGCCGTTTTTACATACTTTGAAATTTATAAATTTGTCTATGAAAATAACTATAGTTAGGGCATTCCTAAACCAACTATTCGTCTTGTTGTTTTTACGAGGACTTAAATCAACACCTTTCATGCGATGTTCACACTTGACTGTTACTATTGAACCCTTACTTAATGTTTGTTTGATTGGTGGTTTAGCATCTTTTCTCCGCCTACCTCTTTTCTTTTCTTGTATTTTATATGGAGTTGTGTTTAGATAATCGTATAAACCATATATGTCTATATTTGTATTACTACTCGCTATATATGTTTTTGTAGATACTGGTATATCTTCGAAACGTTTGGTGCTGATCATCAATGTTACACATACAAAATTAAAATCAATACAAAAATACAATTTTATATTGATATATAATAAAAATGGTTAGTATTGTTTTTATAGCAGTATTGATTACAATGTTAGTAGTTATACCCGCTCTACTCATTGTTTCTAACAAAACAGCTCCGGGTGAACAGGTCGATGTTGATTATCTCGATCTGTTCACTCGGATATCAGATTATCAAATATGCGGGGAGTCTGGTATAAAAGAAATTGTAAATGTATCAAATGAAAACGAATGCGCTGAAAAATGCGTCTTAGATTCGCAATGCGATAGCTTCAATTATTACCCTAATCGCTTCCCTGATAGCGACAAACCCAATGGATGCGGTATAAATATCGAAGAAGGAGGATGTGATCTTAGCAACCGTTATATAGTAAGTGAGACGACATTAAGTAATAAACCCGCTTTGCCAACGCCAATGCAACAATTAGGTAATAGAGTGAGTTACTTAAGAACACTGAACTACGGCGACATTACTGAACCTGGTGGTTTCTCAGGTTCAGTAACAGCGAATTGTAATGTAAACGAATCAGGAACAGGGTACTTTTTGGCAGACAAAAGAAATCAAGGGAAATGTCGTATTCCGTTTATACACGACCCCAAAAACTCCGACCCGACCGCATCCGTCCCAGGTACAATAAAAATGTTATCAGACCAAGATAAATCGACGGCTATGAATATACCCAGATGGGTGCCTTTTAATGCATCTGACGGAACACTTGCGTTCACTATAGGCCCCGGACCAGATGTTGCAGACCCTATGATCATGATCAAGTATCAAATGGTCGCGGGATCTATAGAAAAATTCGCTCTTCTTATCAACATGCACGAAAATGACCTTCCCGGCGAGTTTGATTCAAGACTGAATCCCCACGCCTATATGTTATTAAGCGAAGAAATTATATCAGCAAACACTGATCTTAGAGCTCAATCAAAAACTTTAACAGAACTAATCGGAACCAATTTTCCTAATTATGTCGGCGTATCCAATAATAACGTTAAAATATTTGAATATGAACAGACTTGAATTAATAAATCAAGTGTATTATAAAGACTTTTACAGCATTTGGATGTGAAATGAAAAACTAACAATCATACCAAATAATCTAAACGATATAATTTTTAACAAACTAAAGTTTTTATTTAATTATTAAATAAAAAGCGTCATGATTCAAATGAGTAAACAGACTGCGATTAATGTCTATTCTTCGCTTGCAGCCATAATATTATTCTTTACGTATATGATATATACGTTTCTGAAATGTAAAAGTAAATTTAGCTGGACATCGATTTCAATACTTTTAATATCGAGTATTTTAATTATATTATATAATTTGATAGAAAGGGGGGTTCCATCTCCCCCAGACCCCGATATCCCTGTCGACACACGAGTTCCGTATTGGATAGGTATAATATCATGCGTGCTTACATTATTGACGATAATTGGGTTTGGTATAAAGAACAAAAGTATATTATTTGGCTGCGGAGACGTATTCCCGTGGAAATCGTTTCTAATACCTCTATCGTCGCTCCTAATAATAGCAGTGTATTATTTAGTCGTGTTATTACTTAATACCCGTAAAAAATGATAATAAAACAATACATTACTCAATAATAACATGTCTTAAAACTTCTTCGATTCTGGAGACTGGTATTAGTGTCATGTTGTGTTCAGTCGATAAAGACGGATACTTGCTCATTATTTTGTCAACATCTCGTTGGTTATCAACCGGGTATAATACAGTATTAGCACCCGCGGTTATCGCCCCGAAAATTTTTTCTTCTAAACCACCTATTTCAGTTATACTACCTTTTAGATTTATTTCACCGGTCATCGCTACTTTCTGATTAACTTTTGTATTTGTTAATAAACTGAACATACAGGTTGTTATAGCAGCACCTGCGCTCGGACCATCTTTAGGAGTTGACCCGTCAGGGCAGTGAATATGCACACCCGAATAACCATTAAGTTTCCAGTCTTTTCTAAGTTCTCTTTTACGCTCATCTGGTAACAGTTCCCATGCTACTGTTTTAGCAACTAACATCGACTCTTTCATAACATCGCCTTGCATACCGGTGAGTTGTAATTCAAATTTGTTATTCGTAGGTATTAAATGAGCCTGTATAGGTATTATACCACCCACTCCGTATGAATTCGCCCATAAACCATTTACTAAACCCGATTGATTGAGATCTGAAACCATTATATGTTTAATATAATGTTTATCTTTAAAAATATCATTCTTAATCATTTTTTTAGTGATAGTTACTATGTCTTCGCACATTTGCCCGTCTACCTTTACACCGGACATTCTCCTTAAATTTAATTCCATCAAAATATCTGTAATTATTTGTTTCAATCTACGCACCCCTCCTTCGAATGTATATTGATTTATTAAATCTCGGAGAACGTTTTCTTCGAAACGATACTTTTGATTAGAGGGAAACCCCAAATCTTTTTCAATATTCGGTATAAGATGTTTTTGGGCTATGACTATTTTATCGTCTATTTTATAACCATCTACTTTTATTATCTTCATCCGATCTAAAAGAATAGGTGAAATATTACTACCGTCATTAAATGTGAAAATCATTAACGCCTTGCTTAGATCTAAATTTACACCTGTTAAATACTTGTCCGTGAAAGTAGAATTTTGGGTATCATCTGTCAAATGTATCAGTATGTTATTTATTTCATTGCCTTTAGGTGTATTGCTCACCTTGTCTAGTTCATCGAATAATAATACAGGGTTCATACAACCCGCCGTAATTAGCGATGTTGCGATACGCCCCGGAGTGGAGCCTTCGTATGTATAGCCGTGCCCTGTCAAATCGTCACCGTTATTGGCTCCTCCAAGATTTATTTTAACATAAGGTCTTCCTAGAGATCTGGCTATCTCTCCTGCGATTTGCGTTTTACCAACTCCGGGAGGGCCGGATATAGCGAACACATTACCTCCTTTCGATGTATTATTCGCAATTACAGATGAAATTAAACGAAGTGCTTGATTTTTACTTTCTTTATGACCATAAATAACTTGATCTAATCTATTTTTTACATTATTAATATAGGTTATCATAGACGAATCATCCCCGACCCTCTTTCGTTTACGACCGGATTTTTGAGATGCAGAAAATTCTGTCATTGCATTTTGCAAATCTAATGGAAGAGGAGCTGTTTTACCTAACGGTAAACTCTGTATATATTTAATGAGACTTTTTCTCTTTGCATATTCACTTGAACTAGAACTCATTTTTTGAAATGCAACCACTTGATCGAAAATATAATTTTTCGTAGAGGAATCTATGTCCATCTCGGATATTTTCAGTAAATAAGGGATTTCGTTATTGACATTGTCGTTATTGGACTTCATTTCATTTATAAGTCTTAAGTAACGACTTTGAGATTCTTTGCTAAGAGATTTAAAAAACGAAAGCGTAGTTTCTTGCTTATCATCAGTATTGTTTGTGATGGACGCCAATATAGACTTGAACTGAGATAATTCATCGCTAGCGTCCTTTTTTGACGCCTCTTCGTCGACAGGTGTTCTGTCGTTTAAAAGTGTAAATAAAAAATTTGATAAATTTACAGGTATCGTTGTCTGTGTTATAAAAACGCCAGGGTCATTATCTTCTTCTTCATCATGATTATCTTCTTCATCGTGATTATCGTCGATATTTATATTTGTCACACTTTTCATCAACTTGCAAAAACGAACCTTAGTACCATCTTTTTCCATTATAGCGCGATGTTGTACTAATTTATTGTATAAATGCTGACAAAAAACACTGCTTTCGCAATACAATTTGAGAAAGTCGTTAGTTTCTAAATGTATATGTTCATTTCTCAATTGCCTGAGTTGACGTACAGCTTTATCGCTGATAACATCGTCGCTAGAAACCGAATCGATTCTTTTCCGTTTCCAAGATCTTTCAGGTAGTTCTTTTAATAATGTTTTATCAATGTTTTCATCGTACTCGATTTCGCTATCAGATGAAGACGTTGAATCATATTCAACGTCGCTACTACTACTTCCGTCGGTTATAGGCATGTGTTTATTTATAATATTACAATCTTTATATTAATTTTAATATAAAGATTGTATAATTAGTTAAAGTGGTATATTATTAGAGCAATTTATGCATTTGCAACCATCAGAACATCGGCTGTTAAATTTGTCAGCCGTCTGACAATTTATGCATTCACAATCATCTCGACAATAGGTGTTATTATAAAAATCAACTAATTCATTATAATCAATTACTATGCGTAATTTATCATTTGATATTTGCCGGGATTCTATATAGGGATGCTTTGAAACAAATACCTTATTTAGTATAGCAGTACAACTGCTTTCATTTAGTAAATCTTCTTCGCATTCATGTACATTAACGACACTATACTTTCCACCTATAAATGATGATAACAAAGTTTCGACATTGATCATTTGTTATGTATTGCCAATGTATTTAAATTAATATTTACAGAAATGTTTACAAAAAGTAAGTACAATGAACATATTACCGTACATTACTATATATACGTTGACTGAATATGACAAATCACCTGTATTCTTAAGATTAACTAACGTATCCGAGGAAAATAATAAAAAATTCGAATATAGAGGTATGTATCACGGTAGCGACATGAGACTTGGCAATACAGTCGTAGGGATTCATAAACAACTCGAAGGTACCGAAGAGCAGGTGAATATACCACCGTTATTTTTACGATACATAGACTTTAAAGACTTAACAGTTCAGATATATTATTATTATATGGACTCAAACAAACCGCATCATATTCATCTTATACGCCCGAGAATTACTATAACCAGCGATGAACTACGTAAAGCTGTACGGGGCGTAGTTAGCAAGCAAGTAAATGATATACGGGTATCTATCCTGATGAGAACTCTTAACCGTTTTGAAGATAGCCCGTTAGAATTATCAAATGTAACTATTGAGTTAGATTGCTAAGTTTATCAGTCCATATATACCGGTTAACACAGCTGCGATTTCGTATTTGTGAGTTGCGTATATCCATGTGAATAAAAACAATATGGTTATTATACATGATAAAATAACAAACCAGTATGTGCGACGTTCAGGTTCGGACATGTAAATTTTATTTGTTCCATCCCGCCTATATACCTTAAATTTATCATCTTTAAAAAATACACTTGAACCGGTGTTTATAGTTGTTTCTAAACCATCTATCTCTTTTATTTGTGTTGTACATCTAGGAACTCCATCTATCGCCGTGCATATGCTATTATTATTTGATACGACATCGTATGAGGTATATTTAACATCTGATATAATATTTCGGACAGACTCGTAGAATAAATACATGCAAGTTATAGTACCGAATATAGCAACTAATATTATATAAATTTTACCTATAGATGAAAAGGCATTTAATACTTTCTCTGACTTCATTTATAACTATTTAATAAAATAAAATAAATTATATTAAATAGTTCAAGTATGAGAATAGTAAGACTGATATATTGGTTCTTATCGTTTATAACATCTCTTATAGGTATTATTGTATGTGTATTTATATTTACCAGTGCGAACGCTATTATATATGCTTTTGATAATGATATATTAAAAACCAAACTCGCGAATAAACAACATAAAATAAAATTTCCAGTTAACGCATCAGACAGTACAGCTACTACTATACTATACCCTAAATTATCAATTCCGTTTAATAAAACGAAACAGTATGATCGGGAAATATGTAAATTTTATAGTTCATTAATATTATTCGCTTATAGAAATACAGGTGATATTAAAAAATATAATTTAAAACTTATTAGGCAAATAAATCCGTTTGATTACCGGTTAAATAATAAACGCGAATTTCCATTCGGTCAGATTCGGATTGATTGTAAACGGAATTTGTACATATCGTTTACCGGAACTTCGAGTTTGAAACATTGGTTGTGTAATATTAAAATGAAACAAGTTTCATACGACCGCAAAATGTTAATGAATTTTCCGCATGTGATGAGATCGGATAAAAAGATTATGATACACCATGGCTTCTTAATTCTGTATTCCGAGATAATAAGTACAATAGAAAAAGTTATATATAAATACGCCGTAAACAATCCCAATATACAAATCCATATAACAGGTCATAGTTTAGGAGGTGCGATAGCATGTATATTGTATAAAGAATTTATGTTCAGACAATTTAATTGTCATTGTTACGTATATGGGTGTCCAAGAGTTGGAAATGGATATTTTGCAAAAGGACTCGAGAACATAATAAGGGTTGTAAATACCGAAGATATTGTACCAAACGCACCTTCTATCATGCCTAACTTTTCAGTAGAAAGATTTCCTTTCAATTATGTCCACTCGGGAACCCAAATTACATTCACTAAAAATCTATATTCATTATATAATAATCATAGCATTTCAGCTTATCATTTATTTGACAGTGTAAATTTCAAATTTATGTAATAATATTTTGTTCTTTTACAATAAATGGCCGATGATATAAAACGTAAAAAACATGTAAGACCTGTCATAAGAAAGCCGGCGCGACAACATAATATCCCTGCGATAATAAAAGATAAAGCTACAGGGTTCATGAATGAAGCAGTTAGTATTAGTCAATTTGAAATCAAAAATTCAAATGATAAGAAGGTTTTGTTTACAATTATAGGAGAAAAACACGACATGTTTTTACATTGCTGTAATAATGACAAGGAGGTCGGTAAAAAAGGAGATCTTATCGATAATTTCACGTTTTGCTCGGATAGACTAAAACTAAATGATAAATGTAAAATTTTACTAGAATTTGGATGGGAAGGCCCGAAACATATAGGTTCTAATATAATTAGAGATCTGTGTACGTCTAATAAATCGGAATGGACCCGCGAGTGCAACCCAGAGGGTCGTATAATAGGTATTGATGATAGAACAAAATTTTTTTCAAACGGTAGATGTGATCAAACCCTATTATATGATCGCGATAATATGTTTTGTGTTTTAAGGCAGTATGACCTTGAAGGATGTAAACGGTATATAAACATGACCTACTTACAGCCTATTGATAGATTCCTAAAATCAACCGAGAAGCATGCCAATAACGAATTATTGACTAAATTCGTGGGAAACTTAAAGAATGAAAAAATTATAGTCGAACAACGTATAGCAGAATTAACAAAAGAACATTTACTGGGAGGGGAATTTATACATAATTTAGTACACCTACTCAGGCAACTATGGGCGTATATACTCGATTTCACTGTTTTGGAAAATGTAATTTTAACCAGCGACGTAAACGAATACATTTGCGTCGTCGGGGATGCTCACTTGCTAAATATATCCAAGTTCTTATCTGGAGAAACATGTAATACTACCGATATTAAAAAACTCATCGACAGTAATTATATAGGCTGCGAATGTATTCCTCGAGAAATTATTCATGTTATATCATAAAAACGACTACCAAACTATGTTAAAATACATCCATAAAATTCTTTTTATTAGATATTTACTTATGATAAAACACATTATGCCCAAAGTAAATTGCAAGTTATGTAATAAGAAAATTATATCGTATCTAAAACCGGCCTGTACCTGTAAATGCGGGTTTATGTTTTGCGGAACACATTTACATGATCACGAATGTTCGTTTGACTATAAGACCAAATTTAAAGACGAAATGAAGGTGATTAATGATCCACTTAAACAACTCAGTGTCAAAGTCGACCAAATATAATCATACTATTTAAACCATACATTTAACGACCACACGTTTAAAAATAACCAATTTAGTTTTTTTAAATAAAACCACATTTATAAAAACGATTATATTTTTATATAAATTATAAAAATATAAAACACCCAGCCATGAAAATTTATACGAAAACAGGTGATAAGGGTAGCACCTCTTTATATGACGGTAATCGATTAAGTAAAACTAGTTTAGTATTTGAAATATTAGGCGAAATAGACGAACTGAGTTCTAGAGTAGGTATTGTATGCGCTGTTGATAAAGAAAATCACATCACTGAACAACTTAGATTAATACAGTCAAAATTACAAGATATTAACAGTATATTAGCAACATTTGAAAAACATAAGAGGAGATTACCTGCGGTTTTAGATACAGATATAGGTTTTTTAGAAACAAATATAGATCAATTTACTGATAATACACCGCCTCTAACAAATTTTATTTTACCAGGTGTAACCGAAAGCGATTCGTATTTACATTTATGTAGAAGTCAAACCAGAAAAATAGAAAGATTGTTATGGAAGTTTAAGGATGATTGCAAGGTGCAATTAGAAGATAAAACTATCGAAAACATATTACCGGAAAACGTGTTCACCTATTTCAATCGTCTTAGCGATTATTTTTTCGCAGCTGCTAGAGCCGTGTGTTTAATGAATGGTAAAAATGATTATATTGTTAAGTAAATAAAAATGAAGGAAACATATGAAGAAAAAGACATGTTTATACTATCACCATACGTCTAACACTAATCTCTCTCTATATATTCACCGAAAATTTTTTTAAGAGATGGATTGGAAATAGATACACTGTCTCTTATATTTTTATTGTTAATTTGTATAGCTAATATATTATCATCGGTTGTTTTATTTATACTATCGCACACGATCTTTTGATCATCTAATATAATAACCTGGTCGAATTTCATGTCATCTTTCGATTGTTGCGCTTGTTTTCCTTTACGCAACCCGTATTTATAAGGGTTTTTACTATACACAAATTCGCTTCTTGGATAATCTGGATTACCCAACGTAATACTATAACTGTTGAATGTTTTATAATTATTATTATAAATGCGTTCGCATAATATGTCTGGCATAAACGGAGATCTTATTTCATTTCCAACACGACCCTTGCATAACATTTCTATAGGTCTATCACTAGCTGTGATCACACCCAATTCGTATCCGTTATCAATGGCTGCATTTAATAGCCGCGTTGATTCACGAGGATTGATATCTGTAAGTGTATTATCTATATCTAAGAGTAAAAGTTTTTTTTTACCTCCCGCATGTGTTTCTATTTTTTCAAATGTTTCAGGTTTGATAACCCCTGTAACATACAGTAAAACTGTTATTATTACCCCAAAAATCATTAAGACAATTATCATTTTTATTATCAATAATAAAAATATTTATATTATTTCAACCTATATTATATATTTTTTTTAAGATATGCCTAGCGTATCTAAATATATCTTGAGGCCCTACATTTGCGGTAACTGTGTCGTCGAGCCAGTTGATATTTATAAATTCATTATATATTTTAAGTACATTTTCAGGTAATATATGTTGTTTGTTGTTGGACGGGTTAATTGTAATACAATTATAACCAAAAGCGAACGCGTACGGATTTAGAAATTTAATGTCGTTTTCGAAATACGACAATACTTTATCAGAATTAAAAGTTCTAGTTACAGTGTTTGGGTATACTTTTAAATGTATCTGGTTTAACTTTATCTTGAACATATCAGATGGATCTTGAGGATTTAATTTCATATCACCTCCTGTATGACTCATTTGCGCATATGACATATCTGTATTTACTGGTTCTTCGCTGAAAAAATTACCAGCGGTAATATTAGTTACATCTTCTTCTCTGGTAAATTCATCATCATCATCATCATCATCATCCCACTTATCGTCTCCGTAAGCGGCGTCGTCCCAATCATTTTCTTCATCGCTCATTTATTTTACATATTATTATATTATTTATAAATCAATGTTTAAAGATTATTATTTTAATAATAAAATGCCTACAAAAACCCCTAGGAAGAATAAAACTGCTAAAAAGCAACCCACCGAAGAAGTTAACGAACAGATTCCAGTAGTATTATCACAGGTTGAAATTGCGAAAAACACGGAAATTGCATTATCAGACGATGAATCATCGGTAGTATCTGAAGATGAAAATAAAGTTGAAACGAAGGAAGTAAACGACCCCCCAAGCGAGGTTGACATTCTGACGCTTAAGAAGTTCGAAGACTCAGCTCATCTGTCGTTGTATTTAGATGCTGTTATACAAGAGTTGACCGACGTAACCAATGGTATCACTAAAAATAAGGAAACCGCGTCGCTGTTGAAGTCGTTAAAGTTATTCGGTACTCGTATGAGAACCGTGAAGAAAAACCTAACGACCATTTGCAAAAAGAAGAAGAAGTCACGCGGTTCTAGTGGCAACGTGAACTCAGGATTTCTAAGACCGGTAGGTATTTCAGATGAAATGCAAAAATTCGCGGGATGGCCTAAAGGAGAAGTTCACTCTCGCGTCGATGTGACCAAGAATATCTGCGAGTACATTGCAGCAAATGGTTTGCAAAATCCAGAAGATAAGAGACAAATTATACCGGATACCAAGCTCAAGAAGCTACTTGGTATTAAAGGGATAATTAAAGATCCTATTTACTATTACAATATTCAAACATATATTAAACGGCATTTTTCACCTTTAACAAATTAAAATAATATTTTATAATATATTAATATTATAAAAATCATGAACAGTATAAGGATTGGATTATTAACACTCTTATTATTAGTTCTGGCAATATCTTTAATATACCTACTTATAAAGAAAATAGAATTATTCGTTGGCGGCCCCACCAAGTGTTTATACGACCCTAAATTAAAGGAAATTGGAGATTTAATAGAAGTTGAGTTGTTTGGTTATTATAACGAAGTTGGGTGGGGTGAAGGTTATCTAATGGATCTTAACGAGGGAGGCTCGAAATATAATATTCATAAACAAATACCTTTATGCGTGGACGATGAATCATATACATGGGAGAAGAGATGGATAAATTTATGTTTAAAAGATGAAAACGGGGATCACTATCAACCCAACATGTTAGTATATGTATTATTACATGAATTAGCTCATGTGATTAATGACGGAACCAGTGAACACCCAGAGCTTCGAGACCCTAATGATTGGCAAGAATCACATGGTGAATGCTGGCAAAAGATTTTTGACGAGTTAGTTCAAAAAGCCGAAGCCATAAATATTTATGATCCCACACTCCCTTTTCCAACACACTATTGCGGCGTAGATATGACCTAAAAAATAAAAATAAATCTAAAGGTAACTGCGTTATTAATATAAATGACTAGCAGAACTTCGTTAACGAATCCTTATGAATTAGACAAAGATGAAAGTATTCACGCGTCATCTAATAAGGCCCCTCTTACGGGAGAAGCGGCAACCGCAGCTTTAAAACAGTTATCATCTATTGACCATATTAAGAATAATATATTTGATGAAAGAGAAACGACGCTAATCGATCCCAGTATAGATGGTCAACAAATAGGGTTGTTTTCTTTTATACCAGCTAGGGGTGCGAAACCTGATGAAAACGGAATATATGGATTTGCAAAGATGAGAGGTAATTACCCCAATGACGTCGCAGCAAATGCAAAGGCCGAAGATATAATTGTTAACGTGGATTCAGCCCACACTATTCACCATGTGTTTGTGGGAAGACCATTTCCTATTACAACTAGAACGGACATGGCTTATAGCGAACATGTCGATGTAAGAAAAGGTGCGTTAACAGCGGTAGCAGATGCTATTCGAGCTAAAAATGTTTCAGAGGAGAAGAAGCAGTTTGCTTTGAATGAACGAACCAAAGAATTGTTACGAGATAGTGAAAAACCCGTCTCCACACATGATGTCATTGCCGAAGGTGATGTAAATGCAAGCGAGGATCACTATACTATGTTACGAGTTAAAAAGGCTCAGATTACATTTGCGTATTTAGAACACGTTAAGAAATTAAAAGAAATCAAACACGCGATTGTAAATACTCGCAAAGATATCGAGGACATGGAAAGTTCTAACATTTCCCTTTTCGAGAATTATTTTGAAAAGTATAAGAAGGCTCGAGATTCGGTTGGATTAGATATCACCGAAGAATCATATAAAGAAGGATTTTTGAGATACTTAACCGAGGACGTTAAATTAACAGGTGTTGATTTTAACGACAATTTGTTTCAAGAACTATTCGATGATAAGTACTGCGAGGTGGAGACATCATATGCGCTCGAGGGAACAGAAAAGAAAAACGACGAAGACGACGACGAAGACGATGTTGAGGACACTCAGTTTTTGAAAGCTAAAAAGCAATACGAGGACGAATTATAAACAATCTTTATTATTATTATTATAAATATTGAAACCAACTACAGCCAGAACTATTGACATAGTGACCATCATGTTACCGGTTGTAGTCGTAAACGTATCGCAATTATTTGCAAACTCCAACATCCAAAAGATACCAATTGTGAATATCACGAATTTTAATCCTATACCGAGTGAACTGTTAAGACTAGACATATTTTTTATTAATTACTTTATAAAAAATAAAACCATTAAATAAAATGAATAATTTATCCAAAGATGATAACATCGATGAAATTTTACAATTGTTAAATGAAATAAAAGTTTCTCATGAAAATTTGAAAAATACAATCGATAGAATGGATGAACACATAACATTTGTTGAAAGTGTTTTTAATGTTGTAAAGATTCCATTTTTCTCGCTTATGAATGCTATATCTCGTATACCTCTACCGGATGCTATACCTACTATATCTATACCTCTATTGGGCACGCGTCAGGTGTTAAATTAATATTACTTGTTATATTCTTGTTCTAAGCGATCTAAATCTCTCAACCAAATTGTCGTTTCGCTGGTGGCATGTAATTCCGAATACCCTCCCTCTAATTGCGTCTGTTTCTGTTTAAGTTGTTTGAGTTTATCTGCGTTTAATGACCGGATTGGCATATCAAATAAGAAATTGTATGTACCATTTTTTTTCTTTACATTCAATTTTTCCAGCTTTGCTATAATATTATCTTCTGTGCCATGTATAATTGATCGATCTTGATATAATGTTATAAATTTAATTTTATCTATTATCAACTCGATTTCTGCTTTAATATTTGTCAATTGATATTCTTTCCGTTTCTTATAAAATAATAACCTGAATTTACAAAATTCATCTATGATAGAATGGTGACAGTTGTATTTACGTATTTGTTGGTCGGCATTAAATGCAACCATGTTATTGGTTGATATATGGGTTGTAAGTTTCAGTTTGTTTTGCACGTCTTTTGGATCGGTAACGCAGTCGAGTATAAAGTTAGGTTGTTCGGGAGTTGAATAATTTTTCATTTTTTTAATATGTTTTTGTATTATAAGATCTTCGCACTTTTCTTTAAATTTGTTGGTCCATGTCCCAATAGGCAATTCGTTTATTGTGATTTTATTATTTTCGATAGAACTAATCCCGATAGATGTATATTTATCATCTGATATTTTTGTTATTACACCTTTATAATTATTATACCACGGTTTAATTTCGTCCAACATCGACATGATTACACGTCCATCATCATCGTATAATACACAGTCGTCAGCTGCGTTAAACGATATCCATTGTCTGACCAATGTAATTATGTCAGAAGGATTATAAGATGGTATATTGCTAGACCATCCAGTTCCTATACCTACACTTCCGTTAACCAAAATCATTGGAATAATAGGTGCGTAAAATTCAGGTTCTACTTTATCTCCATCATCATATCTATAGGTTAATATATTATCGTCTTCTGACATGAATATAAATTCAGTTAATTTCTCCATTTTAGTATATATATACCGTGCACTTGCAGAATCTGACCCTCCATCTAACCTAGTACCGAATTGTCCATCTCTGAATAACAAAGGTATATTATTCGACCCCACAAAGTCATTAGCCATTGCAATTATAGTATCGTTTAAATTTTGTTCACCGTGATGGTAATTCGAATGTTCAGCGGTGTAACCAGCCAGTTGAGCTACTTTTAACGATGGTCCAGTCGATACAAGATTTTTTTTCTTAACGCAATATAAAATTTTTCGTTGCGCCTCTTTAAGTCCATCGATTACATTTGGTATACTTCTATTACAATCTGCAACTGAAAATTTAACCATTTCATTTAACATGAAATTGGAAATATCCATATTGAAGTTTTGTTGGTCTATATCAATTACAGACTTGGAATCATTTGGGTTATGTTGCGAAATCCAATCTTTACGATGACCCGTGTTTTCTTTGCTAAATATTTTACGTATGTTTTTATTAGCATCTTTATCATAATCATAATATACTAATTTAGAACCAAATGTATCTTTCACATCTTCTATTTTCGTAGTACCTAACCCCTTATAATATTTAACGGTTATTTTTTCGTGTTCACTGTTATCTTTCATCCAATTTATAAATTTTATTTCGTCATAAAACAATATATCCTTATTCTTTTTGTTTTTGAATTGTATACGGGCAATAGGTGTTTTCATGCTTGACACGAAAGACTCTGCTCGACGTAGTAACGCCGGAAACAACGTATTAAACATATTCAATAACAACCCTTCTATATGAATACCATCATTATCAGCATCGGTCATAATAACAACTTTACCGTAGTTAAGCGAATGAAAATGGTCATCTATACTATAATCTAGGTTGTGTTTTAAGCCAATTACATTTAATATATTACAAATAACCTTATTCGAGTTTATAGATTGACAAGTCGCGTTTGTCACATTTAATAATTTACCGGTTAAAGGCAATATTCCAAACCAATCTCGACCCCGTTTTCCAAATAGTCCTTTATTAATACCGGCAACCGCATAAGTTTTCGCTGATAATCCTTCGCATAATATTAATGTGCATTCCATTGATTTCTTACCTCCTGAATTGTTAGCTCGATCATACCCTTCTATTTTCTGGAATGACCTTGTTGACGTATCGCTTTTTTTAACAGTAAGTACTTCCTTACTCTTTAAAATATTCTTGAGATCGTCGATTACGGACCATTTTAAAATTTTTTTAAAACTCGCATCGCTTGCTTCGCTTTTAATATTGGGTGATTCTAATCGGTGTTTATTTTGGGAATCAAATTCAGGACGCGTAACGCGTGTAAGTATGAATATTCTAAATACGTTTTTAACATCGGTTATATTTATCTTGCTTTTTGTTTTACTTTTACCATTTACATATTCAACAATTGGTCTAAAAAGAGTCTCGCACCAACTATCGACATGAACTCCGCCTGATTTAGTGAAATTACCATTTACAAATGATACGTGTTCAAACCCCGATTCTTTCGAATCTTGAGGTGTTAATAATATTTCGCATGTATCTGTCGTTAACGTTATACGTGTATTATTTGCAGTAGTATTGAACATTTTCGAATAATCGTACAGTGTATTTAGTTTTATTCTAACGTCGTTGAAATATACTGTTACACCTGTTATAAGCGCAGCGTCGTACGCATACTTGTAGAATACAGATGCTACATCATCTGAATATGCATCTATACCAAAGTATTTCATGTCTGCGATCCACTTGACCTGTGTGTAACCCTGTTGACATTTATTTGGTTTAACGATAGGACCTTTCGTTTCTCTCATGTTATTTGTCCAAGTTTGAGTAAACTTTTTACCTATGTTATGGTCACATGCTTCAACATTAAAATAAGAAGACATTACATTGCATAATTTACTACCTAATCCATTTCGACCAGATACGGTACGGTTTTCATCATCATCGTAATTCGATCCCGACAATAACCTACCGAAAATCATCGTATGATTATAACACTGTCCTTCGTCGTTGAATTCAATAGGTATTATTTGTCCGTCGTTCCATATAGTTATTTCTGATGTATTTAAGTCGAGTTGTATCTTTATTTTTTTACAAGGGTCAGGTGTGTTTTTACTTCGCTCTGCATTATCCACTGCGTTAGAAAGAACTTCTATAAAAATACGTAGAAGAGCAGGGCAGCTATTTATCTTACGAGTTACTATTTTATTATCTTGGCTAACCACATATTCTTCAGATTTCGTCATACGAGGGGAACCGCAATACATATCTGGTCGTTTAAGAATATGGGAAATTGGATCTAATTGTGTATATATTGGTTTAGTAGACATACTTATTTTTGTTTATATAATGTTTGCTAATTATATAATTCGATTTTATCTATTCCCACTATATTTACAATATAACATCATGTGTTTATCACAGTCTTTATATTCATACAGTTCAATTCTTGTAAAACGAGTTTACTAATATACGGTATTTCTATCTCGTTAACTGTAGATGTATTGCATACATGGCATTTATTTCTAGACAACGGTATTTGTCCACATGTATCGCATACAGGGATACTATACGGATCTGATTGTTCGCATAAACGTTCTTTTAAAAATCTAGATGTTCCCTGTGAAATCATACAATCTCTTTCCATTTCCCCGAATCGCAAACCACCATCTCTGGAACGACCTTCGAGTGGTTGTTTTGTAAGGGTTGTAACTACCCCCGTTGATCGAGCGTGAATTTTGTCTTTAACAAGGTGTTTAAGCCTCTGATAATATACAGGTCCAATGAAAAAAGAACCCATAGGTTGACCTGTCATCCCGTTGTACAATATTTCATTACCACTTCCATCCATACCATTTTTTTTCAAACGGGCAACGATGTCATTCGCTGTATCACAATGTTGAAATGGCGTTGCATCGCCAAAAAACCCTTCTATTACCCCCGACTTGCCAAACACGCTTTCCATCAGTTGATTAATAGTCATTCTACTTGGTATACAATGCGGGTTAATAATAAGATCAGGTGTTATACCGTCGCATGTAAACGGCATATCATGTTGAGATAAAATATTACCCACAGTTCCTTTTTGTGCAGCTCTCGATGCTAATTTATCGCCAACTTCTAACGGTCTGGGTTGTCTAATTACAACCTTGATCATTTTATACCCGGTCGGTGTAACAGTGATGTCGACACTATCCACAAATCCTTCTTCGCCTTTTTTAATCATTATACTCGTGTCGAATATTTCATTATTCGCCTTTTTATTATATGTTATACGACCTAAAATAACATCATTCACGTTTAGATAAACGGGTTTTCCATTATCATGTCTAGTTTTGACAATGCCATTTTGCGCAAGCATGAAATAGTTCCCATCTCCATGTCTTATACGCAACGGAGGTTTGCAAAATTCTTCTATCATATCTGGATTTGCTTTGTTTTCACTAAAAACATATGTTCTAAAAGAACAAGCGTCAAATAAACCCCTTTCAATAGCGCTTTGATTAACTATTATAGAATCTTCTTGATTAAACCCTGTATATGTTGCAACTGCAACAATCGCATTAATCCCGGAAGGCATATCGTCAAACCCCATTAACCTCGATATCTGAGTAGAAACAAGTGGCTTTTGAGGATATCCTAACACATGAGCTACCGTATCTTTGCGTTGTTTAAATGTTAACGTGTACATACTCATCGCTTGTTTACCCATGGAAGTTTGATAACAGTTACGAGGAGACTGGGAATGATCTGGCCATGGTATTATGTTACCCATTACCCCGAGAATAACAGCTGGTGATATCTCACAGTATTTATAATTAGTACTCGATTCTGAATGATAGAATGAAATCACAGAGTTATTTGATTCGATCACATCTATATATGTTACATAATTTTTATCTACCAGGTCTTGCCAAGATGAAATACTCTTTAATTCAGGGTCTTCGAATAGAAATATAGGCTTTCCGTCTTTCATGTTAAGCACCGGACGGGATAATCTTCCGGCATCCGTATTAACCATGATACAGTTATCGATATCATTGTAAATGCACGATATTTGTTTATGTATACAACCTAAAGATCTCATTTCTAATATTTCATTTACAAACTTGGTAGGGTCAGACGTATTGCCATAAACAATGCCGTTTATCAAAATAATACAATTACCACACACAAAGTCGTCTAGAGAAACGCAGGTTGAATAGTTGGTAATCGCGTTTGCTATGATTGAATAAGGTACGTTGGTTGTTATAGTAGCTAAAATTGACAAATTCAATACAATACCAACTGACTGGCCTTCCGGTGTTTCACATGGACATATAAAACCGGTTTGCGAACCACCATATTGTCTTATTTTAGTGTTTTTAGACTCTTTGCCGATTGGTATAGATAATCTTCTTTTATGAGATAATGTAGATCCATATGAAAGCCTAGATAGAACCTGACATACACCCGGTCTAATGTAAGATGTTTTAGGAACACCCCAATTACCAGATCCCATACAGTGAATAAATCCCTTGGTTATAGAGTTTACTTTGCTTACAGCATCTATTATATCTATTGCGTTTTTCTTTTTATCTAAAATATTTATCATAGTGTCTTTTTGCTTCCTGAATAATTGTCTGAATAATTCGTAACATAAAACACCAGTTGACTCTATTCTTTTATTAGCATAATTGTCTCTGTCATCAATGACTCTTCTATTGGAATTGGTCAGTATTAATTGTCTTATCATTATCGATAGAAAAGCACCTTTTGAGCGGTCGCTGCATGATGGTCCTAAATGAGGGAAAAGCTCGGTTTTTATAATTTGTTTTGAATATTCAATATAATTATTACCTTTATTTCTTAAACCATCATCTATACACGAATGAATTCCTATAAAACAATGAGCCAAATCACATGTATTATTATCGTCTTTGAAATCTAAACAAATATGGGTGTAAAAAAAATTTTTCTTTATTATTTCCATCGCATAATCTTCGTGTATACCAATCATATCAAATATCGTTTTATAATCGTCAATACCTAAGGCGTAAAACAATAGTATTATAGGGATTTCGTGTTTCATGTAAGGTAAATGCATGGTTATCTTATTATTAGCGCAATCCAAATACATTTTACTAAGCACTGAATGACCGGTTATAGCCGACATGCTTCTAACTTCACATACATATCTATTATTTTCTTTTGTAAAAATATAAGGTGTATTATATGCATTTCTAATTTGAGGTATTACAACCCTTTCCTTACCTCTTATAATAAAATACCCGCCAGAGTCGTATTCGCATTCTCCTTTATCTATACAATCGCTATAAGATAGCGATTTTAAATTGCAATACTGAGATTTCAACATACACGGAATTTCACATAATAATACATTATTACGAATTGTTACCTTTTTATCCACGTTCGAATATAATTCGACGCTAACATAAACTTGACATAAATACGTTAAATCACGTCTTCTAGCGTCGAATGGGAATAATTTATGAGAACTTCTATTTGATTCGTATACAGTGGGGTTTTTAATGACTGGATTTGAAAAACTTATCTCCAAATCATCGTTTAATTTCAATACCTCATATGATATTATATCGGTAATGCCATGGGTCATGAAATCATCATACGTGTTTATTTGATGAGATACAAGTTTATCATCATTTATATTATGTTCTATGATTTTAGTGTATACGTCTTTTTGATTTAGCGATGTCATAACTATTACTTTTACATCGTTAAATTACCAGTTTTTTTTGATTTTATTATAAATTAATATTTGTTACTAATAAATGACTACGTTAATGAACTCGAGAAAATTTTACTGTGTAAAATGCAGACGTAAATTTACCCAGGGTATTTCCGAAAATATTTGCGTTGAAAAATTACGAAATAATAAATTCGCATTAGTAACTCATTGTAACAAATGCAACACAAAATGTTATAGATTTATATCCGATGCATCTACAGAAACAATCATAAAACATTATGGTCAATGCAAACGCGGTGGTAGGTCCAGATCCAGGTCCAAGTGCGGAGCTGGTAAGGTAAGGTCCCGCTCTACCGGGAAGTGTCGTTCCAAGAAGAAGCCTGGCCGCAAGGCCAGATCCAGATCCAGGTCCAAGTGCGGAGCTGGTAAGGTAAGGTCCCGCTCTACCGGGAAGTGTCGTTCCAAGAAGAAGCCTGGACGCAAGGCCAGGTCCAGATCCA